GTTCTTCGTAACTGGACTAGAGACCTGAACACAAGTGATGACTCTACTCTTATCGCTGAAGATTACAAAGGTGGAGATTTCATAGACGTTCTAAGAAACTCTTCTTCTGTAATGCAAGCTGGTGCAACTATGCTTCGTGGATTACAAGGCAACGTGGTTATTCCTAAGAAAACTGCTGCTGCTTCTGCTGGCTGGATTGCTACTGAAGGTGGAGACTCTGCTGAGTCTGAATTCACTTCAGGATCAGTAACCATGTCTCCTAAAGTTATCGGTGCTCACACTGATGCTTCAAGATTAATGCTTCAACAATCTTCATTAGATATTGAAAACTTAATCAGAGATGACCTAACACAATCTATTGCTCTTGCAATTGATTTAGGTGCTTTGGCTGGTAGTGGTTCAAGTGGTCAACCAACTGGTATTGCTAACACTTCTGGAATCAACACAACAACTTTTGCTGCTGCAAACCCAACATTTGCTGAGATTGTAGGCATGGAAAGTGCTGTTGCTGCTGATAATGCATTGTCTGGTTCATTGTCTTACATTTGTAAGCCAGCAGACTATGGAACATTAAAAACAACTAGCAAGGACTCAGGTTCTGGTATGTTCGTTGTTGAGCCTGATGGAAGAATGAATGGCTACAATGTTGTTAGAAGTAATCAAGTAACTTCAGGTGATTTCTACTTTGGAAACTTTGCTGATTTATTGATTGGAATGTATGGTGGTCTTGATATTCAAGTCGATACTTTCAGTCTTTCCAAATCAGGAAGCGTGAGAATTATTGCTCTACAAACTGTAGACGTAGCAGTTCGTCATGCTGTTAGTTTCTGTAAGTCATCTGACTAATTAGCTGATGCTTAAATGGAATGGTGGGGGAAACCCCACCACCTTAATTATGAAAAAATATAAAATTTTACAAGACACAGTTGCCAATGGATCAAAGGTTCATGCTGGAGATGTAGTAGAACTAGATCAAGAAACAGGTCATTCATTATGTGGCTATGGCAAGGCAGAAATTCATGTTGAAAAACCAAAAGCTAAACAAGCTGATAGAAGCGTTGGTTTAGAAACATCAGAGGTTAAAGCTCCAAAGAAAAGAGCTAAAAAATAAATCATGCCCATCGAGAGTGCAGCAGATTTTAACTCCTATGTAGACATCAACACAGGTCATGGAGTTACTGCTACATTCTTCGAGGTGCAACAATCATTATGGGATCAAAGGGTTGGTCTTATAGATACTTGGTTTGACATAGATTCTGGAAATTCAACCAACATTAACATCATCATAGATCAAGAATATTTCAATATAGAAGGTGGCACAGTACCTGTTGCTGGCTATCAACCCAGAGCAATTATTAAAGCAAGTGATGTGCCCTATATATCACAAGAAGATAGATTGGTAGTCAATGCAATTACAACTAATCGTGGCAGTGTTTTAAAACCTGAAACTTCTTTTGTTGTTAGAACAGTCGAGCCTGATAACACAGGTTTAGTATCATTGGTATTAGAGGAAGAATAATGTCTCAATATCGCATGGAAACAGAAGAAGATATGATTTCATATCTAGATATAGATTATGGTCATGGTGTATCTGCTGTTTATACAAACAATGGTACTGACTCAACAATAAGAATAATTCTTAATAATGAATATGTTGAGCAAGAAGAAGGCATAGGCGTGGAAGCACTAAAACCAATCGCATATTGTAGAACCATAGACGTTCCAAACATATCATTTGGAAATACACTAGCCGTTGCAGCCATCAAAGACGTTGATGGTAATACATTGAAAGCAGCACAAAATTATACAGTTGTTAATATACAAGCAGATAGAACTGGTTTTTCTGCTTTGATGCTTGAGGAAATATAATGGCAAATCATATTAGACAACAAATCAGGGAAAAGTTTGGAACAACCCTTACAGGATTAACAACTACTGGCTCTAATATTTATGAGTCCAGAGTTTATCCATTAGAAAATGCTTCTTTGCCAGCATTAATCATTTACACAAAATCAGAAACATCTGAGCCCATCGTTATAGGAACACAAAGACTTATGAGCAGAGAATTGTCAGTAGTTGTGGAAGGTTATGCAAAAGCTACTAGCAACTTTGATGATACTATTGATACAATAAGCAAAGAAGTTGAAGCAGCAATAGCTGCTGATAGAACTCTTGATGGATTAGCTAAAGATACTTATTTAGAATCCACAGAGATAGAGTTTAACGCTGAGGGAGAAAAGCCATTGGGCTATGTCTCACTTACATTTTTAACTAACTATTATGTCAAGGAAAACGCTCCTGACGTAGCAGTTTAAAGGAGATAATTATGAAAATGATTAGTCCAAATGGCAAGAATTCAATCATAGCTCATCCGTCTAAAGTTGAGTCATTGAAGAATAAGGGTTGGAAAGAAGAAGCAGCCCCATCGAAAGATAAAGTTAAATCTTCTTCTAAAGAAAAGTCGAAAGACGAGGTAGAAAATGGCAACACATAAAGGAAGCGAAGGCGTCATAAAAGTTGGATCAGATTCTGTTCTTGAAATTAGGTCTTACTCAATCGAAGAATCTGCTGATACTTTAGAAGATACTTCAATGGGTGATTCTGCTAGAACTTATAAACCATCATTAACAAGCTTCTCAGGAAGTTTGGATGTTTTTTGGGATGAAGCCGATACTGGTCAAAGTGCTTTAAGCATTGGATCAGAAGTAACTTTGAATGTTTATCCTGAAGGCGATACTTCTGGTGATACTTATTACAGTGGTTCAGCTATTGTAACTGGTGTTTCAAGAACTGGCTCATTTGATGGGTTGGTTGAAGCAAGCATTTCAGTTCAGGGCAATGGTGCTCTAACAGAAAGCACTGTATAAAAATGAGCGTAATAGATAAGGCTAAAGCTCATTTTGATTCTTTGGAAATCAAAGAGATTGAAATACCTGAGTGGAGTGATGGAGAGAAGGTTCTTAAAATATATGCAAAGCCATTAACATTAGCAGAGATGTCTAAATTGCAGAAACTTGCAAAAGATGATGACGTAGCGTTGATGGCTTATTGCTTAATATATAAAGCCTTAGATTCTGATGGAGAAAAAGTTTTTGATCTATCAGACAAGCACACTATGATGCATGGTGTAGATAAAGATGTTCTTGCAAGGGTTGCATTAGAAATTATGTCAACTCCTAATGCAGAAGAACAAGCAAAAAAGTAGCAGAGGATAAGGACTTATTTGCTAGATACTATCTTGCTGAAATGCTGCATTGCACATTACAGGAGTTAGAGGAAAAGATGACCTTATCCGAATTTACAGGGTGGATGGCATACTTGGAAGAAAAGAATAGGCAAATAAAAAATGGCAACTGATTATAAATTAAGAGTTTCAGCTAAAGACGATACTAAAAAAGGCTTTAATTCTGTAAATAAAAACATTAATTCAACCCAGTCATCTATGAAAAAGCTGGCTGGTGCTTTTGCTGGTGTTTTTGCAGTTAGGCAAATTGTTAATTTTGCAAATGAAACTTTAAAATTAGCAGACACCATTGGTAAGGTTGCAGATTCAATTGGTGTTCAGACTGAGTTTTTGCAACGCTATCAATTTGCTGCTGAACAGTCAGGATTAACCCAAGAAGAGTTTAACAAAGGATTACAAAACTTTACTAAGATGGTTGGTCAAGCACAGCTTAGAACATCTGAAGCTGGCAGATCATTACAAAAACTTGGTGTACAAGTTAAAAATGCTGATGGTTCTGTTAGAGGTGCAGAAGAAGTATTTATAGATTTATTTGAAGCTCTTGATGGTGTAGGAAGTCAATTTGAAAAAAATGCTATTTTAGCTGATCTAATGGGTAGAGCAGGTGTAAAACTTGCTGTGATGGGTAAAGATGGTTCAGAAGCTATGAAAGAATTAGCAGCTTCTGCTACTGGCATTATCCCAGAAGATACCATTAGACAAGCAGAAATATTTAATGACACCATGAATGAGCTTAAAAGAGCTACACTGCTACCATTGCAACAGACAGTGGTTGGTGTTTCAAATGCATTTTTAGATTTGCTTGATGTCATGGGAATGATTGATAAAAGAGAATCTTTGGCAGCTTTGCGACAACAGCTTGATGGCGTTAATGGTGTCATAAAAGAATTACAAGAAAATGATGGTGAGTTTTTTATTGAAGGTGTTAATGAGAGCATTGCTGGAAGCATGAATCTTAATGACCTATTGAAACAAAGGGTTGATCTGGAAAAGAAAATAGCAGAGTTGGTGCAAAAAAACGAAAAATTTCAAATAGATGATGCTGCTTTTGAAAAAATGAAAACACAATTCAAAGGATTAAACACTGTTGCTTCAACCCTAACCTCTTCATTCAAAACATTTTTTGATTTTACAAATAAAGAATTTTTAAACTTTGGAAAACTAGCAGAAAAAATTGTAGCTGCTGTTATTAACGAATTGGTCAGAGTTCATATTGTAAAAAAATTACTTGGATTTGGTGCAAGTGCATTTGGATCAGAGTCTTTACTGGGAAGTGCATTTCAATCTGCACTTGATAACTTTGAAGGTGGGGGATTTACTGGTATGGGGGCTAGAGCAGGGGGATTGGATGGTCGTGGTGGTCGTTTAGCTATGGTACATCCTAATGAAACAGTTATAGATCATACAAAAGGTCAATCAATGGGTGGTGCTACAGTCAACTTCAATATATCAACAGTTGATGCTGCTGGCTTTGACCAGTTACTAGCATCAAGAAAAGGATTGATAACATCAATCATAAACAATGCCATGAACAATCAAGGCAAGATGGGGGTTGTGTAAATGTCTGGTCAATTTCCAACAGACCCTAACTTTAGAACTTTAAATTTTAGAGATAACAGACCAACGCTTTTGAACCAGACTTTATCTGGTAAAAAACAAGTAAGACAAATAGGCTCACAATATTTTTCTTTTACAGTGGCAATGCCACCTTTACAGCAAGAAAAAGCACAAGAGATATTTGCATTTTTACAAA